CCTGATACAAAGAAGACTAATAAAAGGTCTACATCTCCTAAGCCTAAGTTAGATCCACTAAAGGGTTGGTCAGATTCAAGACGTAAAGCACTTGGTTCTGATAAGATTGGTAAGGACGCAGGTGATGGTATGGTCTGGATCGTAATGGGTAACTCAAATGGTCTTACCAGAGTTAAACCAAGTGATCCAAGAGTAGCAGAACAGAAGAGGTTAAAGAAATTCTTATGATGAGACTAGAAGGAGATAAAGTCCTTGGTCCTCGTGGAGATGTTCTTGCTCAAAAGATTCGTGGTACTTGGCACACTAAAGAAGCTAAAGTCCTAGAATTTATTAAAGAGCAAGAAGCTCCTGCGAAGAAAAAGGCACCCAAGAAAAAAGCTAAAGTAGAAGAAGAGTTGGTAATGGAACGTGCTCGTGATGAGAACGGGCACTTCATTGCTGATGATCCTGAGACTGAAGTAAATGAGGCTTGGGTAGTTAAAACTATCAAGAAGGTAACTAAGAAGAAATGACTCAGTATAGCATCGGCAAGCCAGCACGTAGGAAGTCTGTCTATGGTCACAACACTACCACAGCAGTAGAAGACGTGTATGTTTGCCCTGCTAACTGTACAGCAGAAGTTACGTATATTCTTGTAGCTAATGGTGGTGGTAGCACTAATGATGTCACTATCCAGTGGTACATAGCAGCAGATGCTTATACTTCACACTTCCTAAACGATAAGAGTTTAGCTGGTGGTGGCTATCACGAGTTCTCTACTATTGACCTTGTGTTACAGCCAGGTGATAAGATTCAGGTAGTCCCTAATGCAGCAGGACACATTGATAGCATTGTCACTGTAACTGAGACCTTTGTGCCTATCGGGTAGCGGGGTTGCATTTTTTATAGTAGTGTGTTATAACTAACAACATATAACTAATCTCCATAAGGTCATAAGACCTGACTTAACAATATGGAGATACTACTATGAAAAAATTCTTTAAAAGATTAATTGAAGCAAGACAAGCCCAAGCAAATGCTCGTATTGCTGAGATGCACCTCTGGAGAATGTCAGACAGAGAACTTAACGATCTAGGTATTGGTCGTGCTGATATCAGAAGAATCGTGAGAGAAGGTAAAGTCTAATAAGTCTTTGGGAGGAGGCGAATGGACCCTGTTACTATTATTTCAGGTGCAACAGTCGCCTTCAATGCCCTCAAGAAAGGGTTTGCTGTAGGTAAAGATCTACAAGACATGGGTAGCCAACTAACTAAGTGGGCAGGTCACATGTCTGATCTAGGTCAGGCTGAGAAACAAGTTAAGAACCCACCGTGGTGGAAGTCTTTAAGTGGTTCAGTAGAGGCCGAAAGTTTGGAAGTTTTTGCTGCGAAGCGTAAAGCAGAGTCCATGCGTAAAGAACTCAAGGACTATATAAGTTTCACGATGGGGCCATCAGCCTGGGATGAGCTAGTAGCAATCGAGGCTAAGATTCGTAAGCAAAAGAAAGAACAAGAGTATCGTAAAGCAGAACTACAAGAAGCAATAATTACTTGGGCTGTAACAGGTGTTCTTTTATTAATAGGTTTTGGTGCTCTTGGGTTTGTATTATATCTGGTGACATGATACAGAAAGTAGGTAATAAGTACTACGCATACAATAAAAATGGAAAGATACTTATTATAACAAGCTATAAAAGAATAGCAGAGAATATTGACAGGAAAGCTAATGGCAAGAAATCTAACAGAAAAGCAGCAAAAGTTTCTTGATGTCCTCTTTGAAGAGGCAAAAGGAGATCCTGTGGTTGCTAAAAAACTTGCAGGGTATGCTGACGCTGTGTCTTCAACAAGTATTGTTAATGCCTTGACAGACGAGATTGCAGAGCTTACAAAGAAGTTCATAGCACAATCGTCTACTAAGGCTGCTTATACTATGTTTTCTGTTATGGCAGATCCAACTGACCTAGGTGTAAAAGAAAAGATGTTAGCAGCTAAAGACATTCTAGATCGTGCAGGATTCACTAAAACAGATAAAGTAGAAGTAAAAGCTTCAGAGCCTTTATTTATTCTACCTGCGAAAGAAGATGAGTAAAAGAGCTTCAACTGCTGAACACCCAACCAAAGTAGACTGGCAGATACCACTAAGAGGGGAAAACGGAGAGTGGTATCCTGTTATAAGAGTAGGAAGACACGTACCATTTGGTTACAAACAGGATGAAGAAGACGAAATGCTTCTGATTCCTATCCCTGAAGAACTAGAACTTTTTGAAAAAGCAAAGTTGTTTCTAAAAGAATACAGTGTTAGACAAGTAGCTAAGTGGCTGTCTGAACAATCTGGAAGAAACATCTCACATGTAGGGTTATATAAACGTGTCAGAATGGAAGAAAAAAGGCGAAGAGCCTCCTCGAACTACCGCAGGTATGCCCAAAAGTATAAAGAAGCGGCAAGGAAGAGCCAGAAGATCGAAGAAGAAAGACTTGGTGGCAAGCGCACCAGAAACCTCGCCACAGACGAAGAGTACATCGAACTCAGAGATGGAGAGTGTTGCCCCTTCTGCGGTCAAACAAAAGGTAATATTCGAGCCAAACCCAGGTCCACAGACTAGGTTCTTAGCAGCTACAGAACAAGAGGTACTTTATGGTGGGGCAGCAGGAGGTGGAAAAAGCTATTCGTTGGTTGCAGACCCAGTTAGGTACTTTGCAAATCCACATGCACGAATGCTACTTGTTCGTAGGTCTACAGAAGAGCTTAGAGAACTTATATCAGTAAGTAAGCAGCTTTATCCTCAGGCCATACCAGGCATCAAGTTCATGGAAAGAGATAAGACTTGGGTTGCTCCAAATGGTGCTACACTCTGGATGTCTTACCTTGACAGAGATGACGATGTTATGAGATACCAAGGCCAAGCCTTTAACTGGATTGGGTTTGACGAATTAACACAGTGGCCTACTCCTTATGCTTGGAACTACATGAGGTCACGTCTACGTGCTACAAAAGCTTCAGGACTGCCACTCTATATGAGGGCTACATCAAACCCAGGCGGTCCAGGGCATCAGTGGGTAAAGAAACACTTCATTGATCCCAACACACCTAACAAACCATTCTGGGCTACAGACGAAAATGGTGAAACCATCTGCTGGCCTAAGGGTCACAGTCGAGAGGGTGAGCCTCTATTTAAACGTAAGTTTATTCCTGCTACTCTCTTTGACAACCCTTACCTATCTGAGGATGGAATGTATGAAGCCAACCTTCTATCTCTGCCTGAACATCAGCGAAGACAGTTGCTTGAAGGTGACTGGGACATTAACGAAGGAGCAGCTTTCCCAGAGTTTAACAGACGCATCCATGTTGTTGAACCATTCGATATACCAAGTAACTGGGTTCGTTTCAGAGCTTGTGATTATGGGTATGGGTCTTATACTGGTGTAGTCTGGTTCGCAGTTGTTCCAGGATCTGAACAGCTAATAGTCTACAGAGAGCTATACGTATCTAAGGTAATTGCTACTGATTTGGCTGACATGATCCTGGACATTGAACAAGAGGAGAAGATCAGGTATGGAGTTCTTGACTCTTCTCTTTGGCATAATCGTGGTGATACTGGCCCTAGTCTTGCAGAACAGATGATTGTTAAAGGCTGTCGATGGAGACCTGCAGATAGATCTAAAGGGTCTCGTGTAGCAGGTAAGAACGAAATACACAGACGTTTACAGATAGACGAGTTTACAGAGGAACCAAGACTTGTTATATTTTCTAATTGCACTAGTCTTATATCTCAGCTTCCCTCTATTCCTCTAGACAAAAGAAACCCTGAGGATGTAGACACTAACTCAGAAGATCACTTATATGACGCTTTAAGGTATGGGGTTATGACAAGACCAAGAAGTAGTTTATTTGACTTCGATCCTGCAGCACAACGAACAGGATTTCAAGCAACAGATCCCACCTTTGGATACTAAGGAAATACAATGGAAGAAGATGACATCTTTGAATCAGAAGAACTTTATATGGATGACAATGAGTCTTCCTATGTAGAAGATATAAATGACGGAGATACAGTCTTTGATGAAAAAGTAGGAACGATTACTGGCTTTGTAGAGGAAAAGTTCTCTAAAGCTGAGAAGGCTCGTTACTCTGATGAACAAAGATGGATTAAAGCATATCAAAACTACAGAGGTGTGTACGGACCAGACGTTCAGTTTACTAGTACTGAGAAGTCTCGTGTTTTTGTTAAAGTCACCAAGACTAAAGTTCTAGCTGCTTACAGTCAGATCACAGATGTTTTATTTGGTAGCAACAAGTTTCCTATTTCTATTAACCCAACTATTCTTCCTGATGGTGTTGAGGACACAGTTAACTTTGAAACAAACCCTGAGATTCAAAAGGCTGACGAAAAGACTCCCTTTACTTTAGAGGCTTTGCAACCTGGTGAGACTATCATTGATCTTAGAGAAAGATTAGCTGGTCTCTCAAATAAACTAGAACCAGTAGAAGATAAGCTTGAAGAAGGTCCAGGGACTACACCAACAAAAGCTACTTTCCATCCTGCTATGGTTGCAGCTAAGAAGATGGAAAAGAAAATCCATGATCAATTAGAGGAATCAAATGCTCGTAAGCAATTACGTATTGCAGCATTTGAGACTGCACTCTTTGGCACAGGCGTTATGAAAGGCCCATTTGCTTATGATAAAGAGTACCCTTCTTGGTCAGAGGATGGAGAGTACAGTCCCTTAATTAAGACTGTGCCTCAAACATCTAGTGTTAGTATCTGGAACTTTTATCCTGACCCTGATGCTAACAACATGGACGAAGCTGAGTACGTAATTGAAAGACATAAGATGTCTCGTTCTCAGATGAGATCATTAAAGAATAGACCTTTCTTTAGAGCTAACACTATTGATACTGCCATTGAGATGGGCGAGTCCTACACCAAAGAGTGGTGGGAACAGGTCATGGAAGACGCAGACCAAGAAACTAAATCAGAAAGATTTAACGTTCTTGAGTTCTGGGGTTATGTAGATACTTCTATTCTAGAAGAGCATGACGTAGATATTCCAAAAGAGTTGAAAGACAGAGATCAAGTTTCTGTAAACATATGGATTTGTAATGGTCAGGTTCTACGTCTTGTAATGAACCCATTCACTCCTGCAATCCTTCCATACTATGCTGTCCCATACGAAGTAAATCCTTACTCATTCTTTGGTATAGGTATTGCAGAGAATATGGATGATACTCAGACTCTAATGAATGGGTTTATGCGCATGAGTGTAGATAATGCTGCACTTTCGGGTAGTTTGCTTATCGAAGTGGATGAAACAAATCTAGCTCCTGGTCAAGACCTATCCATTTACCCAGGCAAGGTCTTCCGTAGAATGGGGGGAGCACCAGGACAGGCCATCTTCGGCACCAAGTTCCCTAACGTATCTAATGAGAACATGCAGATGTTCGACAAGGCAAGGGTACTGGCAGATGAATCAACTGGCTTCCCGTCTTTTGCGCATGGTCAGACTGGCATTTCGGGTGTGGGTCGGACTGCAAGTGGTATTAGTATGCTTATGTCTGCTGCTAATGGTAGCATTCGTACTGTTGTTAAGAATATTGATGACTACTTACTTGGTCCTCTAGGTAAAGCATTCTTTAACTTTAACATGCAGTTTGACTACGACTCAGAAATTAAAGGTGACCTAGAAGTTAAAGCTGAAGGTACTGAATCTCTAATGGCTAACGAAGTACGTAGCCAACGCCTAATGCAATTTCTTGGTGTTGTACAGAATCCAGTACTTGCACCCTTCGCAAAAATGGATTATATTATACGTGAGATTGCTAAGTCTATGGATCTTGATCCTGATAAACTTACTAACTCAATGTCAGATGCAGCAATTCAAGCTGAGATCCTAAAGAAGTTCCAAGCAGAAAACCCACCTCAAGTAGACCCTAACGCACCACAGCAGGGTGCACCTCAAGGACAGCCTCCTGCAGGTGTTCAAGTTCAGGACACACAAGGCTCTGGGGGTGGTCAGATGGGAACGGGTACAGCACCTACCCCAGGTGAGCCAGGGTTCTCAGGTAACACAGGTGAAGGTCAAGGATGAGCCTCAAACTACTCGTAAACAACAAAGACATCTGGGAATCATTCGTAGAAGAGATGGACACTAAGATTGAACGTGTTCATGTCCAGATGGAACAAGCTACAACACCAGAAGACTTCTATAGGTTGCAGGGACATGTAGCATGTCTTCGTAGATTAAAAAGACTTAGGGACGAAGTAAATGGCTAAAAAACCAGAACCATCTAAAGAAAATCCTACAGATTTTTTGGTTGAACAAAATAGGGGTTTAAACCCTCGTGGTATTGCCTATGATCGTGAAATTAAAGATCAAGGACAAGCAGCAAAAGATGTTGGTCAGTTTGCTTTAGAAAGTCTTCCTGGTGTAGGTACAGCATTTACTGTTGCAGACATTGAAGACGAACTTAAGAAAGAAGAACCTAACTACGTCAAGATTGGTATGCTCGTAGGAACAGAGGCTATTGGTCTGATCCCTGGTCTTGGTACTGCAGCTAAGAACATGATACGTAAAGGTGCTGACATGGCTCGTCAAACAGACGAAGTTATGGATGTAGCAAGTAGTATCCCTAAGGTATCACGTAAGAGCACACCATCATATACTGATGCAGAACTTTTAGAAGCAGACGAAATTATTAGTGAGTGGGGTAAAGGAAATCTTACTAACCCAGAACTACGTAGTAAACTTCGTGATAAAGGGTTTAATGTAGAAACAAAAAGAATATCTCCAAAAATGACAGGGGATGATCTAGAGGTTGTTGGTCCTGATGGTAATATAGTTCGTTGGAAAGATATGCCTCGTGGGACAGACAGAAAACCTCAGATGTCTAATGAAGACTACGATATGCGTATGGCTGCATTAGATGAAATAGATGATATAAAAGAGTGGCAAAAAGCTGCTAAAAAAGAAATAGAAACAGGTCGTGTAGCTGACCCTACTATTAAAACACCTGAACTAGAGGAGTCTACAAGACTTTTACTAGAAAATAAAATTACTAGGGAAGAACATCTAGCCAACGTTGACAAGTATAAACCTGTTAATGCTTGGGATGCTCTACCTCGTGAGCCTAGTGATAAAGCTGTTGTATATGCTTTAAATAGTGGTCAGAGAAAAGATGGTTTCTTTGTATTAGATAATGCTGCTGAAATGGGCGTTAATAAATCATCTTTAAAAATAGGTGATCTATTTAATGGAAGATTGGACATACCTGCGTATAATTATCATGATACATGGATTGTTACAGGGTCTTCTAAAAATGCTGAAAAAGGAAGACATTATGCGAAAGCAGTTCATTATCGTTCTGGAGAAGGTGAGCCTGTAAAGTTTATAGCATCTGAAAAAACTAGTGAAAGAATTGGTACTGGTGAGATTGATAAAACACCTTATGCTACTGTTCAAGGATACGTAGAAGATTTAGACGTTAATGCTATTCGTGCTAAAGCAGCAGAATATTTAAATGATCCTGAGTGGACACAAGTAGGATTTGACCCACGCAGACAAGGTGGCTTCTATGTACGTGCAGGTGAAAATAAACATGTTCCAGTACGTGAGGCAACAGAGGTTATACAGATCGGGCCTTTGATACTAGCTAAAAATGCCAAATTAGATTTCGAGTATGAAGGTTATAGTGAAGGTGGTGTAGCAATGAACAAACAAATGGAAATGGCCTTTATGCAAGAAGGTGGAGTACCTGATAATACTGTAGGAGTTGATCCTGTATCAGGTAATGACATTCCTGTTGGTTCTACTGCTGAAGAAGTTCGAGATGATATTCCTGCTATGCTGTCTGAGGGTGAGTACGTTGTCCCTGCAGACGTAGTTAAATACCACGGCCTAGCCCTATTTGAAGCTCTACGTAACCAAGCTAAGTTTGGACTACGTGAAATGGCAGAAGATGGTCGTATTGGTGGAGAGCCTATCGAAGAAGGTATGGAAGAAGAGTTGACTGCAGAAGATCAACAGCTTCTACAAGAAATTATGTCAATGGAAGATGAGGATGTAGTTAAGGCTGCGTATGGTACTTTCATTCCTGGTAATACTTCTACTACTGTTCCTTCTACCCAAGTACAAATGCCAACGTCAGGTCAAACACCTGCAAGTACACAGCAAGTACAACCTGCTACAACACAGCAAGATCCTTCAGGGGTCTACGGAATTGTTACAGGATCTGGACAACCAGTTACTTCTTCAACACCCCTCGTTAATCAACAGCCTGTAGTTCAGGGTGTAGTTGGTACTACCCCAGTTACAGGTGATAGTACAACAACTCCTGGGACTACACAGACAGGTATGGTCACTAAGAAGTATGTCGCACCAGACTGTAGAAGAATTGATGTTCTAACTCTTAATGGTAAAATTATTTCTTCTACCCCTGCAGACTTTGATGTGTTTGTTGAAGCTACTGAAGATAACCTAAAAAGATTTAATTGTATTACTGATGATGAAGAAGTTAAGGTAGATGATACAACTACTGACACAACTCTTACAGGTGGTGAGGATGATGGTGGTAATGAGCCAGATATTAAAACAACTTCTGATCCAAAGTTTGATTTAAGTACTGATAAAGGGTCTAGAGATGCTGCAGATTACTTCAAAGAAAAAAGTGGAGTTAGTGTTGTAGACCCATTTAAAGCTGCACAAGATGCACTTAATAATGCTCTTAACGCTGATACAATGAAAGGTGCAGGTGCTTTAGCAGGACTAATATTGGGACCAGTTGGAACACTTGGTGCTGGTGTTATTAATGCTGGTTCTCAGATTGATGCTCTTTCAACAGCATACGCAAATAAAAGTATGGCTGATTACTTAGGAAAGACAGACGTATCTAATAGTATTCAAAAGGCTATTGATGAGTTTCTAGGAAAAGCCCCTGGCATCGTTAAATTTGCTAATAAAAGTTCTGATCTTGGTAAAAAGAAAATGGAGTACGCTCTTCTTTCTGCGCAGAGTGTCAACGCACCAGATGATATGGCACTTACTGAAGACAGATTTGGATCATCGGAAGCATTCAATAGTGCAATGAATGAAGTTGCTACTGCTGGTATGGTTTATAACCCTTCAGAAAAAGTATATGAAAGAACTACAGAGACTGTTCAAGTTCCTACTACAGGAGGTGGATCAGTCACCGTTGGGGCAGGAACACAGGCATCAACAGCTTCTGCTGCAACAGTCGATAGAGACACAGGAAGAGTTGTGTTTACACCAGGAGAAAAAACAGTTAGACCTGTTCTTAGACCACCTAATCTTACGTCTGGAAGTGGAGGAGATGACAGTAGCTCCGCACCAGTGGGAGTTGTCGGAAACAACGACACAGGTTCTAATGATTTTCTTCAAAGTGTTGCTAACTTCTTTACACCGAATGACGGAAAAGAATATGTAGATGGTAAGCTTGTCAGTACAAGTAGCAATGACGACAACAATGATAGTCCTTCAAGTTCTGAAAGTTCTGGCTGCTGCTTCATTATGCTAGAGGCTCGTTATGGTAACGGAACTATGGATGAAGTAGTACGTAGATACCGTGATGAATATATGACTGATCGTAATCGTAGAGGTTACTACAAGACTGCTGAAGTACTTGTACCTCTCATGCGTAAATCAAAAGTATTTAAGTGGGTTGTTACTAAAACATTTGCTGATCCACTCGTATCTTATGGTAAATACTACTACGGTGAAAACAAACATGGTGTTATTTTTACACCAGTTAAAAACTTTTGGATGAAACTCTTTGATGTTGTAGGGGGGAACACAGAGTTTATTAGAGAGAATGGTGAAGTTGTCTAAACAACCCTACGAAAGTAAAGATGTGGTAGAAGTCTACGAAGAAAGATATATCCACCACCCCTTACAAGCAGAAGATATAAACTTTGAAATAAAAACTATTGAAGGTTTATTAAACTCAGAAGATAAATGGTGTGATGTAGCCTGTGGTACTGCCCATCATTTAAGAAAAGCAAAAGGATCTTTTGAAAGGTATGGTGTTGATCGTTCACATTTAATGATTAATCAACACATTGAAGATACAGACTACAAAGTTAATTATTTTATTGAAGACTTACTTTATTTTAATCCTGGTACTTCTTTTAATTTAGTTACTAACTTTTGGTTTGGGTACTCTCATCAAGAAACTCTTAATGATGTTTTAAAGTTTTTTGAAAAGATGATAGATCTTACCTCTGAAAATGGTACTATTATTCTTTCTGTACATAACCACTGGAAGTTATTTAATCGTATCCCAAGATTAACAACAGACGTAGACAGTCAATTTAGACTTGATGCATTACAGTGGTCTTATGTAGAGCCTAGTACAAATGACGTTTATAAATGTATTTCTCCTCATAAAGAATTAATTATAGAAACTTTTAGACCACACTTTGAACAGTATGATCTAATAGAGTACCCAAGGATTTCTGCAAAAGAGTTACTTATTTTAAAAGGTAAAAAAAGATGCAACTAGAAGAATATAAAAATGTATTGAAAACGAGGTATGATGCTCTTCCTGATGAAGAAAAAACTCTTATTGGTGAGCTTTCTCAAATGCCAGTTGGTGCTGTCCTTTATAAAGTACTAGGGCCAGAGTTAACTGGTGCAGCTTCAGGTCAAGAAGAAACACCTCAGGAACAACCCCCTCAAGAAGAGATTCAACCAAGGCGTATGGGTTTGGGTTCTCGTTAACCCTAGACATACTCCAAATAAATATAAGGCTACCCAGCAGGATGCTGGCCCCAACATAAGGAAAAAGATATGCCTGAAATGATGACAATGCAATCACCTAAGAACGCAGGTTTTGTAGATCGTGGTTTTAACCATGCAGAACGTAAGCGTAAAATGGAAGAAGAAGAAAGAGAAATTGCTAGACTAGAGGCAGAGGCTCGTGGCGAAGAATATGTTGAAGAAAGTGAACCCAGTGGCGAAGATACTGAGGACACCCAGGTACAAGCCACAAGTAATACCCAACAAGAAGAACAATCCACCCAGGAAGGGGAAACACAAGAAGACGATAGCACAGCAGGACTAAGTGCTGAAGAGAAATCTTTTAAGAAACGCTACGGTGACTTACGTAGGCACATGCAAGAAAAAGAGAAAGAGTGGAACGAAAAGATTGAAGCTCTTGAAAAGCGTAAACAAAAAGAGAGTATTGTACCTCCTAAGTCTGAAGAGGACATTGAGGCTTGGGCTAAAGAATACCCAGACGTAGCAGGTATTGTAGAGCAAATTGCTTCTCAGAAAGCAAAAGAAATGTTCAGCAAAGCTGAGTCTAGACTACAAGAACTAGATGATGCTCACAATGAAGCTCTACGAATGAAAGCAGAGAATGTTATTCGTAAGTCTCATGATGACTTTGATGAACTCAGATCTTCAGATGAATTTCACAACTGGGCAGAAGCTCAACCTAAATGGGTAAAGGATGCACTTTATGAAAATATGGATGATCCTGCTTCTGTTATTCGTGTAATTGATCTATACAAAGTAGACAACAATATGACACCAACAGCTAAAAAGAATACTAAGAAAGCTGCAGCGTCTAGTGTTGTTAAAGGAACTCGTACTTCTATTGACACTAAAGGTGTATCAGGGCAAATCAAAGAATCTGATGTAGCTAAGATGTCAGCCAAGGAGTTTGAGAAACGTCAGGATGATATCTCAGAAGCAATGAGAACTGGGAAATTTATCTATGATGTGTCTGGTGCAGCCAGATAAAGTGTTGACACTTAAGAAGTGTTCAATATAACTACACGTATCTAAGTAAAGCCTCCTTTTATGGACTACCTTTACAGATACTTTTTCACGATAAAAGTCTAAACTACAAAGAACTACCTGTTCAAGTATAGGCCCAGTAAGTATCTGGTTGCGCAACTGGATACTATCTGCACCCTAGAAAACGATCAGCCTCTTTCAGGTGTTTAGCTTTCTTTTAAAGCCAAATATCATGGAGGATTTAACTATGGCTTTTGCATCCGCTTCAGGTTATACCAACCTGCCAAATGGGAACTTTTCCCCAGTCATCTACTCAAAAAAAGTGCAGCTTGCGTTCAGGAAGAGCACAGTTGTAGGTGACATCACGAACTCCGAATATTTCGGGGAGATCGCAAACCAAGGTGACACAGTGAAAATTATGAAGGAACCTGAGATTTCAGTTTCTGCATACACTCGTGGCACAACCATCGCAGCGCAAGATTTATCAGATGACGATTTTTCATTGGTCGTTGATAAAGCTAACTACTTCGCTTTCAAGATGGATGATATCGAAGAGGCACACAGCCACATCGACTTCATGAACCTTGCTACCAACCGTGCAGCTTACCGTCTTGCTGATCAGCATGACCAAGAAGTTCTAGGTTACTTGTCAGGTTATGCACAGTCTTCATTGCACAGCAATGCTGACACTGTTAACACAACAGTTAACGGTACAAAAGCAAACACATCTGCAGGTTCAGATGAATTGCTTGCAGCAAACAAGCTAAACAAAGGTGACTTTGGTAACATCACTACTTCAGGTGCTGATGACCATTCGATCCCTGTTGCAGCACGTTTGCCAGGTGCAACTGCACTACCAACAGATTACGTTTCACCAACTATGTTGGTTGCTCGTATGGGTCGTCTACTTGATCAACAGCAAGTTGACAAAGATGGTCGTTGGATCGTAATTGATCCTGTCATGATGGAAATCTTGATGGACGAAGATTCACGTTTCCTACAATCTGATTGGGGTGCTTCAGGTGGCCTACGTAACGGTCTAGTCATCAACAACTGGAATGGTTTCAGAGTTTACTCTTCTTCAAACCTACCAGCAGTTGGTACTGGTGCTGCTACAACAGGTACAGCAAACCAAAACACTAACTATGGTGTTATCGTTGCAGGTCATGATTCTGCTGTCGCAACTGCGGAGCAAATCAACAAGACTGAAACATACCGTGATCCAGATTCATTCGCTGACATTGTCCGTGGTATGCATCTTTACGGTAGAAAAATCCTACGCCCAGAGGCGTTGGTTACAGCTAAGTACAACTTGGCGTAATAAAATAAAGGAGGGGGCTGCTTCGGTGGCCCTCTTACTCACATGAATCTAGTTTCTTCTGATTACAAAATAGTCCTTAATGACACCCACGCCTTGACTAAAAACGAGTGGGGTGGTGGCCACAGTATAGACAAGCTTCCTAGATACGAAGGTTTTTTGAAGAGCCTAGAAGTAAAAGAAATATTAGACTACGGATGTGCTAACGGTAAGTTCAAAGTCTACATGAATAAAAAGAAACCTGAGTACATTATACAAGAGTATGACCCAGGTATTAGGGGAAAAGATAAAGATCCAACTCCTTCTGACTTTGTAGTTTGCTGTGACGTAATGGAACACGTTGAGCCAGACTACCTAGACAATGTAATGAAACACTTACAGAGTTTAGTTAAGAAGGGTGGGTTCTTTAATATCTCTACAAAAGAAGCTATCACTATTCTTTCAGATGGTAGTAACGCACACAAGATTGTAGAGACTGGGGAATGGTGGATAGACCTCTTCAAGAAATACTTTGAAGTCCTAGATGTAGAGATAAAAAGATTTGAAACGAATTTTAAAGTGCTCCCAAAAACTGTTTGATACAATTATACTTCCTTTAGATAATATAAATTCAGTTAGTGATTCTCGTCCAGATCTTGCTTTTGAAAGAACACTACACAAAAGCCTAGAACTAAAAGGGATGATACACCCAATACTTGTTTGCTTAGATAAAGACTTTAAACAGACAGATATAAGTAAGTTTGAACGTAGACCTGTACCAGAAGATATACAAGAGAGGTACAGATGTCTTATAGGGAACAACAGATACAAGTTTGCTCTTGATAACGGATATACTCACATTGAGTGCCACGTAGTAAAAACTTTTGATGATGTTAAACGTGCACACCGTAAGACAGAGATAGAACCAAGAAAGATGTAAGATGGCTACATACGTTGCATTAATTAATGAGTTACTACGTAGACTTAACGAAGTTACACTAGATACTGCTGGTGATGGCTTTGATACAGTACGTAACGTACAAGCCCTTGCAAAAGATGCAATCAATAACTCTATAAGAAATATTCTTCAGACAGGACAGGAATGGCCTTTCCTTAAGAATACATACACTCAAACACTTACTGCAGGTACTCGCCTATATGATTTCCCTGCAGATTACTCTAGTGCAGACTGGGAAACTTTCTATATTAAAGAACTAACCTCTAGTCAGAATATGCCCTCTCATCTCCCTGTCATTACGTATGACGAGTATATTCAACGTTATCGACAATCAGACGATACTGGTAATGCTGCAGGTATTTCTGCTCCTACTTTAGTTTATCAGACTAACGAAGAGAAGTTTGGTGTGACACCTATCCCTGATGCTGCTTATGAAATTGAGTATGTTTATTGGTCTTACCCTTCTGATCTAAGTTTGTTTGATGATGTCGCAATAATTCCAGATAGATTTAAACATGTGGTTATTGATGGAGCAATGATGTACATGATGCGTTTTAGATCTAATGATCAAAGTGCTTCAATACACCAGGCTAACTTTGAGAATGGTATTAAATCTATGAGAAGAGTTCTTATTGATGATCCATTAAGAGTTAGATCAACTGTAATAGAAAGAAATAATTCTTCTAATGCTATCTTAGGAAGAGTTAGCTAATGGCTGACAATCTCGCCTCATTTAAAGTATTCTGCCAAGGCGGTCTTAACACTAGTCGTGATGTGTTATCACAAGGTGAGACTTCCCCTGGTTCAGCTATTGGTTTAATTAACTATGAACCTGCTGTTACTGGCGGTTACCGTAAGATAAGCGGTTACAGTAATGATTACGGAACAGTACCTGGTTTTGGTAATGTATTAGGTGTTTGTGTAGCAAATGGTATTAACGATGGTATATTAGCTGCACGTTATGATACAGGAAGTACTAATTATCTTTACTATTGGGATACAGCTACTGAAGCTTGGGTTACTATCTCTACTCCTGCAAGTGTAAATGTATCAACATACCCTAAAGTAAGATTTACTAAGTATAACTGGGGTGATGACAAAGTAGTAATTACAGATGGTGTAAACCCTGCAGCTACTTATGATGGTACTACTTATACACAGATTACTGCTTCTACGGCACCAACTGCACCTAAAGTATCTCACGTATTTAAGAATCACTTGTTCTTAGCAGGAGATGTAACAGAGTCAACTAACCTTTGGTTCTCTGCACCTTATAATGAAACAGACTTCGATCCAGCAAACGGTGCAGGTGTTATTAATGTAGGTTTTCCTATTGTAGCTATCAAGTCTTTCCGTGATGTGTTATACATCTTTGGTAGTAACAACATTCGTAAGCTTGCAGGAGACAACATCTCAAACTTTGTACTGCAAGAAGTTACAGACGATCTAGGCTGTATGGCTACAGACAGTGTTATTGAGATTGGTGGTGACCTACTATTCTTATCACAAGATGGTCTACGCCCTGTCAGTGGTACTGATAAGATTGGTGACGTTAACCTAGAGACAGTATCAAAAGACATTCAGTCTATCTTTACAGATGTTGTATTTGATGTAGACCTAGATAAACTAGACGCAGTAGTTATACGACAGAAGACACAGTTCCGTTACTTCTTAGGTGCTGCAGAGGGTCAAGGAATTATTGGTGGCTTTAGACAAACACCTAACGGATTACAGTTTGAATACGGACAGATGTTAGGTGTATTTACTACTTGTGCTGCTAGTGGTTACATAGGTCAATATGAATTTGTAATACATGGTGACTCAAATGGTAAAGTGCATAGACAAGAAAGAGGTACTGACTTTGACGGTGAAAACATCCTAAGTGTTTTCCAAACTCCTTTCTTTCATATGCAAGACCCAGAGCAACGTAAAGTTTATTACACAGTCGCAACATATCTAAGATCAGAAGGTGACAACGAGATTATTATGTCAGCACTTTATGATTATGAAGATATTGAAACACTAAGTCCGACTAACTTTACCCTAATTACAGAGGGTGCTGCAGCATACTATAACGAGGCTTTATATAACAGTACTGCAATCTTTGATGGTAACCCTGCGCCTGTACAAAGAACAAACATTTCAGGCTCAGGTAAGTCAGCCTCATTTAAATACGTAACTAATGACACCAATGCGTCACACAGTATACAGGGTCTTGTGATTACATTTGGAGTAGGAGACAGGTTGTAACATGGCAGGTTATACAAGACAATCAGTAGCTGATATTATTGCTAATGCAGTTATTAAAGCTGCACCAGTTAATGCTGAGTTTAACGCAATACGAGATGCTTTTAATAACAGCACAGGTCACAAACACGATGGTACTTCTGCAGAAGGTACTTACGTCCCTCTTATCGCAGACTTAGATGGCCTTAACAAAGTAACAGTAGACACAGCATCAAATAGAGTTACCTTTCACTCAGAGGTAAGTGGTGCTGCAGTAGCTCAAGTAAGAATCCAAGACGGTGCTATCCTTCCTGCTGTTACTAATGATATTGATCTTGGTAGTTCTACTCTAGAGTTTAAAGACTTATATGTTGACGGTATTGGTTACATTGATGCTATCGTAGGTAATCTTACAGGTGATGTAACAGGTAACGTAACGGGGGATGTCACAGGTGATGTTACTGGTGACCTAACAGGTAACGTTACATCTACAGGTACTTCTACCTTTACAACAGTAGATATTAATGGCGGTAATATTGACGGCACAGTTATTGGTGCTACTACCCCTGCTGCTGCAGACTTCACTACAATGGATGCTTCAGGTAACTCTACTGTCGGTGGTACTCTAGGTGTTACAGGTGCAACAACTCTTTCTAGTACTCTAGATGTAACAGGTGCTTCAGGGTTTACAGGTGACGTAACTACAGTCAACCTCACCTCAACAGGTACATCAACACACAGCACTGTAGACATCAACGGAGGTGCTATTGATGGTACTACTATTGGTGCTAGTACTACTGCTGCTGGTAGCTTTACAACTCTATCGACATCTGGACAGGCTACCTTGGCGACTGTTGATATTAATGGTGGGGCTATTGACGGTACTATTATTGGTGCAACAACTCCAGCGGCTATCACAGGCACAACAGTTACAGCAACTTCTTTTGTCGGACCAGTATCAGGTGCTATTACAGGTAACGTTACAGGTAATGTAACTGGTAACCTGACAGGTGATGTGACAGGTAATGTTACAGCTTCAAGTGGTTCATCTACGTTTAACGATGTGACTATCAACGGTACGTTGAACATGGATGCAGCTACTACTGCTACTATAACTAACCTAAGTACCCCTACAAACGCAGGAGATGCAGCAAGTAAGGGTTATGTTGACACAGAACTAGCTGCACTTGTAGACTCAGCCCCAGGCACACTAGACACACTAAACGAACTAGCTGCTGCTCTAGGTGATGATCCTAACTTCTCCACAACTATTACAACAAGTATAGCAGCCAAGCTGCCACTAGCAGGTGGTACAATGACTGGTGCTATTGCTATGGGTACATCTAAGATTACTGGTCTAGGTGATCCTACAGCTAACCAAGATGCAGCAACTAAGAACTACGTAGACTCTAATGCTTTACTTCTATCTGGTGGCACTATGACAGGTGACATCAACATGGGTGGGTCTACTCAGTTGACTAACTTACCTAGCCCTACTTTAGGTGGACAAGCAGCAAACAAGACATATGTTGATAGCATTCTAGGATCAGCTACTGCTGCTTCTGCTAGTGCAACTGCTGCAGCTACATCAGAAACAAATGCTGCTACAAGTGAAACAAACGCAGCTAACTCAGCTACCTCTGCATCTAATGATGCTGCTACTGTTGCAACTATCTACGATACTTTTGATGATCGTTACTTAGGTGCAAAGGCTACACAACCTGCCACAGATAATGATGGTGATGCACTTATTACTGGTGCAATGTACTTTAATAGTACAACTAACCAACCGTTTATTTATGGCAGTGGTGGTTGGGTTGCAGCAGGTAGTACAGTAAACGGTACAGCACAACGTTCTGTTTATACAGCAACAGGAGGACAGACCTCTTTTGCTGCTACATATGATGTTGGTTATGTAGACGTTTATTTAAATGGTATTAAGCTAATACTAGGAACTGACTTTACTGCAACTTCAGGCACAGCTATTGTGCTAACATCAGGAGCTACTGCAGGGGATGTTGTAGACATTATTGCCTACGGAATCTTTGAAGTAGCTAACCACTACAACAAAACAGAAAGCGATGCACGTTATGCTCTAGCAGATGATGCACTTGCTTTAGCTATTGCGTTAGGATAAGGATTTAAAAATGGCTAACACTTTTAAAAACGCAGTTGGTTCAGCAATAGGCACATCTCAAACAAGTGTTTATACTGTTCCTTCTGGGGCTACAACAACAGTTATTGGAATGACTATCTCAAATATTACAGGTGCATCTACTACTTGTGATGTTGTCGTTACAGACACTTCTACAAGCACAGATGTTTTCATTGTAAAAGGAGCTACTGTTCCATCGGGTGGTGCACTAGTACCTATCGGTGGCGAACAGAAAATCGTACTTGAATCAACAGACGTAATCAAAGTAACTAGCAGCGTGGCTTCTGGTCTTGATGTTATCGTATCTGTACTAGAGCAATCTTAAGGGGTTAAATAGAAATGGCATATATTGGTAACCAACCAGCACCGTCAAACGTAAACAGTGATAGCATCACAGACGGTAGCATTAAAAACGCAGACATTGCACCAGACGCAGCTATTGATGTTAGTAAACTTGATGGTGTCACAGCAACTAATACTGAGCTAAATAAGCTAGACGGTGTTACTGCTACAACTGCAGACCTAAACGTAACTGCAGGTGCAGATGCTGCAGGTGTGACAGCAAGTGATATTCAAAAGACTCAGTATCTTTCTGGTGTTTCTTCAGATGTTCAGACACAACTAGACAACGCAGCGGGTGCATCTGTTAAAGGTTCTTTGACTAAGACTTTTGCAGCTAATGAAACATCTACTATTGCTCTTAGTGCAGCTTCTACACCTACCCCTATTGTAGCAGTTACTAAAGAAGTACCCCAGGTAGGTGTTGAATCTAAAGGTAACTGGGATGTTCGTGCAGATGGCTCTAACTACGATATCGAAGACTCAGCACCTAGTGTTACTATAACACCTTCTTCTGCAACTGAAGATGGTATATTTACTTTAGGTTCTGGTTCTTTTGCTTCTACTGATGTAGGTAAACGTATTGTTGGTAATGGTGGTGAGGCTGTCCTTAAAACTACTGCAGGTGCATATGAGATCGTTACAGCATTTAACGATACTTCTACTATTGCTGCAGGTGACTGGGAGATGTACGGTCTAGATTTCTCCAGTGCTGGACGTTTGAAAATGTCTGGTTTCTTTGAAAATCTTTCTGAACCTGGTTCTATCGGTGATGAAGACATTATTAACAGAGTCAATTTTCCTACAAGGAGTGTTTCGTATGTAGGTAATCTTAATGTTCTTGACGACAATAATGTTCTATTTAGTAACTATAAAAACACAGCAGTACACCAGATTATTAAGCTAGGTATGGATACAGGGTTTGACTTAACTGAATCTCGTTTATTTAGTGACTGTACAGAGTCTTCTCATCTTATGTTTGACAAAGAGTCGTTCTTTGGTTTTAACCACGATGGAACAAAAGTGTTCTTTATTGATGGTTCAGATTCAGACAACAATTTTTCTTATAACAGTACTGACTACACTTTGTACGAAGATGGAACAGCAAAGATTATAGCTCAGTTTGATCTAACTGAAGACCCATACGATCTTAAGTACATGTCTGCTAAACCTACAGGTTACTTTGATAATAACCCAACAGGTGAGTATGACACTAACTGTATAAGATTTTCTTCAGATGGAAGTAAATACTTTATCTTTGGTGGTACTAACGGAACTATTGTTGGCTATACTGCATCTACAACAGGTGCTATCAAAACTGATGACACCGCTATTTCAGGAAACACTTTAAACGTTAGTGGTGTTATTTCTGGTTCCAGCCAAAATAGTACTTTCAACAAGTTTGAGTTTTATGATAACGGACTAAAACTGTTTATTTCTGACCACAATGGTCAGTCTGTTTACAGATACGACATGACATCAGCTTATGACTTGTCCACTGCGACTTTTGTTGGATCACATTCTTTAGGCGTAAACGTTACATCTTTTGCATTTAACAGTGATGGAACAAAGCTTTTAAACACTACTGGTACTGAGATTAGAGGGTATACTTTAAGTACAGCTTGGGATTTAACTACTGTTTCTGCGTTTAGTAACACTCAACAAATTCGTATGACTTCAACCAGCACCGCACCAAACGTTCATTATGATCAACTTCACGATGGTTCTTGGTCTGATGATGGTAATAAACTTTACCTTATTGATCATCAATGTTATATACATCGTTGGGATGCTGTTAAACCTTATGAAATGAAAGGTATGTATAAGTACATTACTAATGTAGCAACTACAAGTACTAAAGGTCCAAAGTACGCAATTAGAACAAGTACTTTAGACACTGGAAGTACTGCTTCTACGGGCCGCAGCCGAGGGTTACAGGTTTCAAATGACGGTCTTAACGTATACTGGACAAATTATGACACCGACACAATCTATCAAGCTGTACTAGGGACTGCACACGATTTAAGCAGTAAGACTTCAAGTACTAACTATGCTGTTAGTTCTTCGTATTTAGATCCATACTACTTGTCTATTGTAGATAATGGAAATAAATTATACTATTATTCTAATACATATGGTGGACTTGTAAGACACACCTTTGGTACTGCTTACGATTTAAGTACTTTAGGTGGAGCCTCTGCTGTTCTTGATCATAACGTAAATACAGCAAATGGTTATGGAGCATATGGGTTAGCATTTAACTCTACTGGAACTAGTTATTATATGCAATCTGGTGCTACCCCTTACAACGAATCACAAATAAACGGTGGTAATTTTGTTTATAACTACCCGATTATCAAGTACTCATTCACAAATGGTCCGTTTGGTAGTTCTGCCGCCCTTGACCCTGTTGATGTTCTTAATACATCTGGCGTAGGTGATGTTTATAATGCTTATGGTGTCCAGAATAACCCTTTTGCGTTTAACGACACAGGAACATCTTTGTTTACTTTTGGTGGAAGTAGTGGCGTAGAAATAGCAGAATATAGACTTGAAAGTTCTTTCAGTCTTTCTATCACTGAAGATAAAAGAATTAATAGTGATAACCTACAAATTGTAAATCTAGGTTTTTCTGATACCAGAGGTATTGAAATAAGCCATGACGGAACAAAAGTTCTTATACTTAAAAGTGCATACTCATCAAGTGGTGTACAGCCAACAATGTATTTCTATACATTATCAACACCTTGGGACTTAAGTACTATATCTTCTACAGCAGAAAGTAGTTATAATATCCCTCAATACTCTGGGTATAACTTTTATTGGGGTGTCAGGATGGACCCCACAGGTACCCGTATAACTACCTATCGTAAAGGTTCGGCAACGAACTCAGATCACGAGTTTCGTGTATTTACACTAGGTACTCCTTACAGTTTCTCAGGTAGCGTGGCGAATGCCTTTGAACCACAGGATTTTGGTATAACACCGCAGGGTGATAGAGGCGATATCTACGCAACGTCAAGTCAAACTAGGTTTTTGCACACGTATGACTTTTCTGCAGACGGACAACAGTTCTATTATACCTATGTAGACTCTAGTCAAGGTTCAAACGGTTTATCATTACGAATGAGAACTTTCAGCTTAAATGTACCTTGGTATCTTCCTAGTGGTGCTGAAGAAGCTAGAGGTAACGTAGATGCTTCTAATTGGAATTTAGAGACTGCACAAGAGCTGTGGGCAAACGCTGCTGTTGATCATAGAACAGGCCGTATGTATATGGCAACAACAGAGAGTTCACGTTTTAATGATAGCAATTACAACAACTGGGATAACAGTATCTATACACCTATTATTGTAGGAAGATACGATAAAAGTAATGGAAGGTTGGAAACAGGACTGAATCCTAGCTGGTATGATCAGGTTAAGTTTACCCAACTTCCAACAGACGTTCAAAGAACAGAAGATATGTGCCTAGATATAAAAGGTAGGTACTTATACGGTATTGCTAGAAACGGTAGACTTTGGAGATTAAATGTTTCTGGTACATATCTAAAAGATGTTACTCCACACGATCAGTACTTTACTGCTGTAACAAACAGTTCGGGTCAGATTGATACATCTCCTTGGACTGATATCAATGACATGGTTGCAGACGAGACTGGACAAGGCTTTAAGTATTATGCATTCTCAACGGATGGGCGTGTAACATTTAAAGTTGTACATAACACAGACGGTGTGCGTAGTGTTGTCCGTAATAACTCAGGTACGTGGCAGTATAACAGTAATGTTACCTACGGTTCTGAGACTTGGACGAATGCTACAAGCAACAACCAGTTCTCAGCATTTAGAGATGCTATGGGTGTGACACAAAACCGTATGACTAAGAACCAACTAGATGGTGTTACAGATGCTAACTTCCCAGCAACAGGGGATACATTTGACTTAGCAATCGTTTTAAGGTCTGAGGAAGATCAAACAGCAGCCCCTACATCTGATGGTATTACTATTGACTATGATGCTGCTGCATTGAACAAAGGTGCTATCCTCGGTACAGACTACGACTATGACGTACCTTCTAGTACTTCTGTTCGTATCACATCTCTAGCAGCACAAAACTTAAAGGTTAAGGTACTGTAAAGTACCTTTTCCTCTTTCATCTATAAAGGTAATGTAA